CCTTCGCCGATGGTCTTCTGTTTTAGTAGGCCGGGGCAACGCTGTAGAAAGGCAGGCTCTATGCCGCCTTCCGGTATAACTTCCGGAAACAAGTTTATCATGCGTGCGTCGGCAGCGTTTACCGAACGGGCCACATACGCGCTGCCCAGTAAGGGCGTCTTCATTAGTAGTTTCCTGCGAAGATGTTATACCGCTGGCGTGTAGCTACAAGGCTGTACGGCATTGACATGATGTCGTCTGGATTGTTGATGCGCTTCAGGTTGCGCTTAGATGCCATAGCCAATCGCTGAACTTGCGGCGCGGGTTCGACGCCGAACTCAGGTGCCAGTTCGCAGGCTAGGTTATAGCGGAACGCACGCAGATAGCCGGGCGGGAAATGCAGGACTGTGTCAAGCGTTGCGGGCTGCGTCAGTTCTTCAACCGAAATAAAATGCCATTCCAGATCGCGCGTCGGACGCGGGTAGACGAACATTTCAACGTCAGGAAACGTCATGTTGACGAAGATAACTTGTGGGAACGTAGACGTTACAGTCTTGACCGCGATGCCGTCATACTGCTGCTGGTTAATGAATTTGATGCCGTAGCTAACGCCGGTGCCGGGATCGCGGAAGTATGTCGCGTCGTCCAGCAGCACAGGACGGTTGCCGACAAAGTCGCCGGAAGGGCCGAGCGTGCGCGACAATTCGCCCGAAGGCCATGTGAATACTTGGTCTTGCGTGGAGAAAACCGACAGGCGCTCAGTGTTCCAGCTATCAATCATCTGGTTCATGGCGCGCAGTGCGTCCTGCGACGTATCAGCCGAGGGAGTTTCGCCTTCTGCCAGAACGCCTAGAAGCCTAAGCGAACCGTTAATGATGTCCCCAGCCGTTTCCATTGGTTAGCTTTCCTGCGTTGTGCGGCGGCGACTATTGCGCGCCGGCATTTCGTTCACTGTAGCACTTACAGGCTCGTCAGGATAGTATCTTTCCCATCCATAGTCTTCGTCGCAGCGTGCTTCTTCTTCAGAAATAGCAACTTTTGCGCCGTGGCGGGGGTGAACGAGATAGATAACGGCCATAAAATTATCTTTCAGAGAAGTTTGCCCCGACCGAAGCCGGGGCAAAACCTATTAGCCAGCGATGCGGTACAGGCTGTACGTTGTCGCGCTTGTCTTGACTGCGCGGAACAGTACGCTGCGCGATGCAACGCCTGTGCCAACGCCAACCAACGTCCAGCCGGTGCCTACTACGATGGTAGGGACGCCGGTGCTGGTAGCAATCAAAGAAAACTCAAACGATGAGTTGGTCTTTGCGCTGCTGATGTCGGCATTAACAACCGAAACAGCAGGGAGCGTAAGGTCAGCAGTAGACGCCGAAGTGTAAACAACTGCGCCGCCAGACAAATCAAGAGTGGTTAGTGTAGCTGCTGCGGTGTACGCAGTAGGGATAGCTGAAGTGCCGAGAGTAACTTCAGTAAGGTTGCCGTCTCCGACTTGATAGCCGCCGGCGCCATTTGGTAAAGCCATGATAAAAATCCTTTAAGAAAGTTGGCCCCCGGCGAACCGAGGGCCAGTGTTAAATTAGCCCCACATCCGGACAGCCATTTGTGGACGGATCGTGCTGTAGCCATACAGAACGTCAATACGGCAAGGCATACGGTCGTTGTTGATGTCGTACTGACGAACAACGCGCAAGCTGATGCCGTTATGCACCTGACGCGAAGCCATATCTACGCCCTGTGGGAGCAGAAGGTCGGCGGTTGCGAAGGTGATAGCGTCCTTGTGGTATACAAGGTTCTGAGCGTACTGTGTGCCGGCTGCGCCGACGAACACGATTGCCTTGCTGTTGCCGGGCAGTGTGTTGACCGTAGCAAGCGCGTGGTTAGCCGAGTAGATCGGTGCAACAGTGATGCTGCCTGCGCCAGAACCGTTGAGCGTGACATCAGCCAACGCAACGAACTGGAACAACGAACCTGTGCTTTCACGGGTCTGTGGGTTGACCGAGAAGCAGTCAGCTACAGTGAACACGTCACCAGCCTTGACAGTTGCAGCAGCGCCAGCGCCGGTGATGGCGATAGCCGTTGCACCTTCAGTGGTGATTGCAGCCGAAGTCGTGCCGCCGGTTGCAGTACGCGTACCAGTGGTGAACTGCTTGATGGACTGCGACATATTGATTTCGTCGAAACCAAGTACGCCTGTGCCCATCATGCCGTTCTTGAACTGCTTGCTGATCGTGTCGGTTGGGTTGAAGAGACCCTTCAAGCCTTCGACCAAGCCAGCGTTAGCTGCTGGGTTGACGGTGGCGTAGCGTGGCGACATCACCGCAGCGTTTTCGTTCAGCTTCTGCTGTGCAGCAAGAAGAACAGCCGAAGTAGCTGGCGTAGTGCCGGGCGTGCCGACCGAGTTACCGATGGTTTGATACGCGTTTGCAACGTCAGCGTCAATGCTGGAAGCAAGCTGCGAGATACGTGGCTTGAGAACGCGCTCTGCGAAATCGTCAAGCTGCATGGTCAATTCAGCAGATGTGAAGTTGACGCCGATGTGCTTCTGGTTGGCAACGGTCAGCGTTGTGAACTGTTCGTTGTCGTCCTGTACCTGAAGGGCTGCGCCGTCAGTTACAAGCGCACGGTCTGGAAGACGGATACGCAGGGTTGAGCCAATTTTAGCACCTTCAACAGCAAAGCTGTCGTCGTACTGGCGGTTTACGTTACGTGTGAGCACAAGGTTGTTCTCGAGGATTTCGAGAGCCTTCCGTGTGATCATGTCAATGGTTAAAATCGAGTTAGACATGGTAATAATCCCAAATTATCTGTTGCGTTGTGCCTCGTACTTCTTGATCTGTCGCAACCGTTCGGCTTCGATCCATTCCGACGTACTCATCGACTTAGTCGAGCGAGGGTCGGTGGTGTCGTACTGGTTTGACCCAGTAGAACGAGCAGTGACAGGCGCAATTGGTGCCGGGGCGGTTGAGGTTTTCTTAACCGGCGGATTTGAAGCCAATGAAGCCTCAAGTTTTCCAATTTCTTTTGCCTGCAAAATTGGCGCTAGGCGGGCGATACGATCAGCTTCTTTCGGATTTGAGCCGAGATAATATAGAACGTCTGGGCCTGCGTCTGACGCTTGGATGCTTTGCGCCATGAAATCCGTAATTGGAAGGTTGGGGTTGTAAGCGACTTGTTCAAAGTCATCATACTTGTCCCGCGCCGCTTCTTCACGGTCATGGTAGGCATCCTGCAATTCAGCTTGCTGTCGGGCAGTTTCCCGCCGTGCCAGCAATTCTTCGGCTTTACGTTCGGCCAAAACCTCTGCGTAATCCTCATAAGTCTCAAATTGTTCAGGGGTTATGTCATGCACCGCTTGTTGGCGGGCCTGCATTTCCTCTGCTTTTTGAGCCTGTTCGCGCTCCCATTTGCGCTGTTCTCTTGCGAGGCGCTTGCCAACAATCGCATCAAGTTCTTCTTGTGTGAAGGACTTATTTGCTTCCTGTTCGACAGGCGTTTCCGGCGTCGTGTTTTCTACAGGCTCGATTGCTGCCGTGGCTTCGAGTTCTGGCGCGGAGGCATCCGCTACTTCGGGGACTAGTTCGTCCATGTTTAACTCCTATGGAGTTCCTGATGTGCCGCACCAGTACGGTTTTTTGAGTAAGGTTTACTCGTAAAAAATGCTTGCCTTGGGTGTTGTGCCGCCAAGAACGACATACAAACCCTTGCTAAAACCTACGCCGCCATCGTCGCCGGTAAACGTATAGTTACCGGGAGTAGCCGCGGTGAAAGTGTTTAAAATAACTGGATCGCTGGTAGACGCCGTCGCGCTGTCGTAAACGGTGACAGTCACACTGGTCCCTGAAGATACAAAAATACCCTTCAGTTTACCGAGTCCAACTTTGACTTGCGCGGTGGCAGTCAGAGATACAAAAGTAGCAGCCATACGTATTATCCTAAGCCAAAAATTTCAGTTTGTATAAGGTTGAATAATACAACCCAAAAATCTCGTCTATAATGTTTTGGAGTGGGGTACACTCCTTATCGACGACTTTATACCGCATTTCCATCAGTTCGTCTACTTGACCTTCAAGAAACTCGACAATGTTGTTTGTCTTCTTAGCCGACATAAGCGAAATGGGGCCAATAAGGCCGTATTTGCCCTGATAGGCTTCTGCAAATTTGTCAGCTAGTTCGATCACTTCATCGTAAAAAGTGTTTAGCGCGGAGTGCTTGGCAAAGCTGCGCGTGTTCAAGTGCGTCGAATGAGCCACATCGCGCGCCAGAAACAGTGTACCTATAAAGTTAGCGCAAGTCATTCTGTTGGTCCTTCAGGGAGAAGGGCCCAAGCCTGTGTAGCTTCGTCCCAGACGTATACTTTACCGTCATCTGGGTACGCTACTGGCGGCTCCCAGAGGCAAGTGTCGTCATTCAAGGTCCATGATGGGTAAGGTTGCGGGGCATAAAAGGCGTCGCGCACTGCGTCGTAGGTGTAGCCAATACCTGCATAGTTCTTACGCAGGGGGCGGCCTTCAGGATGCTGACCGCCATGTGTATTGTATGATGTTTGCACCCAAAGCGCAGGATCACCAAACGCGCCTGTGTCGATAACATCCTGTTCAATGACCAGAACTTCAGTGACGATGCCGTCAATAACTTTTGCAAAATGTGCCATTGTACGTCCTTAGAATGTAATCGTGCCGGATGATGTGAAACGATAGATAGTGTTGCCGCCAAGCGTTGTTATTGTTGGTGAGCCTGTGGTGGATGTTGCAATAACAGGCGTACTGATGATGACTACGCCAGAGCCGCCCGCACCACCAGTATACGGAGAGCTATTACCGCCTCCACCACCACCGCCAGTATTGGCAGTGCCTGCAACGCCCGAAGCCCCGCTAAATGCGCCCGCGCCGCCGCCGCCAGCGCCGCCATAGCTTCCCAAACTGCCGCCACCCCCACCGCCGCCGCCAGCGTAATACACAGATGCGCCTGAAATGGTCGATAGTATGCCAGAGCCGCCGCCGCCGGGCCTAGTAGGGTCTACAGAATACGCACCTTGCGCTCCTGCGCCGCCGCCGCCGCCGCCAGAACTAGTAGAGGTGCCTTGGCTTTGACCACCCGCGTTACCTTGGTTGGTAGTGGCGGCTCCACCAAAACCACTAGACGACCCAC